AGAAATTGATTTAGGTTTAGATGACTATTAAACAGTAGAGTTCATCCATAGCGCGCTTAGAACTGCAACTAATCCCAACATTACCTTCCAGATAGGGTGTTTTGGGTCTGCTAATGTTTTTTCCACATCATCATTCATTAATCAGCACCTTGACTTCTGTTTCTAACCATAGCCAAAGCACCTCTTGCAGATGTTGTTTCATATTTTTCCATATGAATCATATAATTGAGTGGTGATTCGGTTCCTGCTCTACAAACAAGGAATAAATCTTCAACAATAAAATTATCAGGGTCAACAAATGATTTGAAATATAATGTATCTTCCATAAATGCCCAAGCAACTTCTGTATTTTTCTGCCAATTGAAATTTGCTGAGTCTTCAGGTTCTGTCTTTAGAACTGCTGTAAATTCAGAATTATCAAAAATAGGAGAGTCTGTGCAAATTTCAAATTTAGTTACTCTATAACCAGTATTAAATTCTCCATCAAACAATCTTATTTTGAATGGCCCTGATGCACTTGTTCCTGCTAATACTTGACCTTTTGCTGTATATTCGCCTATTTTCTTCATTTCTTCTTCTTCCTCCCTGCAGGTGTCTTTTTGAAGGCTGCTGACATAGCCTTCATATTAATCTGGCCTTTTCTTGGGCCTGATTTATACTTGTATTTATTTTTCTTGGCTTTAACGAATTTCTGCCATCCATTTAATGCTCTTTTGGCTTCAACTTTAGTTTGAGTTTCTGCTCTATTTACAATTCTATTTGCGCCTGCCGCCGCTCCTACTCCACCTTTAGCCAATCCTTCTGCTACATCAGGTGAAACACCTTTCTCTTCTAGCATTGCTTGAATAATAGCAGCAAGAGCGATTTCTGCCTTTGTTGCTCTAGCCATTATAATCACTGTTGGCTAAGAGCAAGTGCTACGCTGTTTGCTTGTGTTGCGTTTTCAAGAGTACATTCTATTACATAGCATATTGACATATCTGTAACTGCACTAGATAAATCACAACCTAGGAATAGAGAATCAACACCTACTAAGTAACCGTTTGTAAAATCTTGAGGGGCTATATCAAAGTGTTGTGTGATAAATCCTGTTGTATAATCGGCTGCTGCTGAACCATCTTCTGAAGTTGGAGCGTTGTAAGCACGTAGAGAACCAGATGCGACTAAAGATTTATCAGTAGCGTATACCATTTCTGTTTGAGATTGTGTAGTTAATTGATGTAACATAGCGAATGCTGCTCCGTCACTTATTGTTTGAGTGATAAGTGATTTACCTGCAACTTGTACTGAAATGTTGTGTATTCTTAGTAAAGTAGACTTTGCTACTCCTAAATTTACAAAGGAACCTAAATCTATTTCCTCTTGTGTATATGTCGTTCCGTTTGTCGATACTTTGCCTCTGATAAAAAATGAATCACTTTTAGCCATAATCTTCTGATGTAGCCTAGGCTTATGAGCATTTCCGACTTATCTTTGCGCCGTAGGCGTCCCGGTGGCTCTATATATTGTAGCCGTTTCCGCGTATCATTAGTCTTGACTATACCAGATATTTAGGAATGATACACGGTATCAACTAGGTTGTTTAACTGTTATACCTTTTTTTTCGTGCGAATATATTATATATATACACCCTTTCGGATAATATATGGAGATAACAGCCGACGATTATATGAGACTTGACAAAATAACGCGATTTATGAGATTTGTAATTGAATTTCATCCTGAGATAATAGAGAATTGGGTAGAATGGGATGCCTCAGCACTTAGATATTACATGGAGGAGGTACAATGAGAGGTACTATTTCAGCAACTTTAACACCAGCAGCATACAAAATATACGAAATGTGGAGCAAAGATAGGGCAGCATCTAAGAATATCAGTAGAGCGATGGTAGAATCAGCAGCAAGAGAGTCATTGATTCAAGCATTGACTGCTCAAAGGAATATATACAGAGCAAGAAACGGAGCATTTAGAAGATTATGGGAAGAGATAGATGCAGGATTGTATCATGATAAAGAAGAAATTGTAAAACATATGGAAAGAGTATGGGAAAGACATCCGTTTATGGGTGAAGAGCAAGTAACTTTGGAGGAATTTTAATGAAATATGATATGGGTTTTATTCATGCAATGTTAAAAGATATTTTGGATTGGCAAAATCATGAAAAAGATTCTATTCTATACAAAGAGATTCAAGTATTAATTAGAAAGATAGAAATTGATTTAGGTTTAGATGACTATTAAACAGTAGAGTTCATCCATAGCGCGCTTAGAACTGCAACTAATCCCAACATTACCTTCCAGATAGGGTGTTTTGGGTCTGCTAATGTTTTTTC